CCGATGACTACATATCCAGCGCAGCCCATGAAGCTGCACTGGATGTAGCACATCAGCCCAACGATAAAGTCAATGTCTTGGGCTATGACAAGGACTTTGTTGTGGTAGCAGATATTCCGTCTTTTGCAGACGTTCAAAAAGGCAAGCAGCGTGGCGCCAGCTCCACAGGCCGGGTCAGATACCGAGATAAAGCCCTCCATGTCCGGGTGCAGCTTCGGGTTAAACGTGATCTCGGCCATGCAGCGGCACACATCGTAGGGGGTGAAGAACTGCCCGGCGTGGTCATTGCCCAGCTCACACATCATGTACAAGGAGCCGAGGAAATCTTGGTCGGGGTTCTGTTCCATGCCCATGACCACCTCGGCCAGCATTTCGGCCATGCCGTCCCGCTCTTTGGCGGAGTATTTGGAAATGATGGTCTGATACATCTTGGTGCGCTCCGTGGCGTTTACCTTGTCCGTGCTGTTTGATATCTCAATAGCGGTCAGGGTGACGAAATCCTCCCAAATCTCCCAGCGGCTATGTTTTCCGGTCAGGCCATTGAAGATTTTGAGGAAATTCTTCTGGTGGTCGTCCCGGATGCTGCGCGTTACTGCTGCCTTTGCCATGGATTATTCCTCCTCGCTGTCTGCCTTGGCGAGGTAGTAGCGGCCATCGTAGAAGTCAATCACGCCGGCCGTTTCCAGTTCATCCAGCAGGGCGATGGCCTTTTCTGCGGTCACACCCATCTGCTGTTCCAGCAGGGCCTGCGTGATGCCGTCGTTCTGCCGGGCAATCTCGGTGGCCTTTGCCAGCTCGTCCTCTGCGGGCGCTTCGGCCTCGGCATCGTCTGCATCATCGGTATCATCCTCGATTTCTTCCAGCTTTTCGGCATCCGGGGGCAGGTCGGGAGCCTTTTCCTCAGGCTCCTTTGCGGTGGTTTCAGGAATTTCCGGCATCTTCCCGCCGATGGCTTTCAGCCGGCCGCTCTCAATCAGCTCACGGAAGAAGAACTGGCAGTAGTAGGAGTGCATATTCTTGAAGATGTTCTTGATTTTGCCGAACAGGGCATCCTCAATGGTGAAGGTCTTGCTCATGCGGTAGACCAGCACACCATCCTTCATGGTGAACAGGAGGTAGGCATCCGGGGAGATGTAGCTGTCCTCGCTGGCGGTTTCCAGCATGGACATCTGTTCGCCCACACCCTTGATGGGGCGGATAATCAGCTTGATGGGGTAGCTGTTCTTGATGAACGTGTAGGTCAGGTCGTGCGCCTCGCAGATGTTCTTCAGCTTGGTGCGCTGGGCGGCGAACTTAGAGGCTTCGTTTTCGTAGCTATCCATGGTATGTGCTCCTTTCAAGTAGCAGAAAAATGATAATCGTTCTCTCGGTTTTCAATGGCGGTCAGACCCACAGCGTAGGCTGCCCACACATCGGCTTTGAAGCCGTAAAAGAAATCCGGGTTCTTTTTTGTACCACGGCCATTTTTGAGGTCGTGGTCTGCGAATCGGTCAATGAGTGCCCGCCGGATGGCAGCATCATTGGCGCGGGTGTTGTGGCAGATGTGTCGCTTCTCCTCGATGCGGCACAGCAGCCGTACCGGGCAGCAGGTGTTCAGGGCTTGGTAGAAGCGGCCGATCCAGAGGACGGTATCGAATACCTCCCGGCCTACAGACATTCCGTAGGAGGCCACCATCTCGATGACCGCCCACCGCCAGCCCTGTGCCCTGGCAGAGGAAAGCTTTTGCAGCAGCTCTGCATTGTCGATTTTTCCGAATTCCAGAGGGCGCAGGGTGCTGCGATCAATCACGCAGTAGCCAGACTGGGTGTTGCCGGGGTCGATAGCGATAATCGGACAGGTGCTCACAGGTACGACCTCCCAAACTCTTGGATGAACCGCGCCTCCGGCCAGCCGTAATACTCCATGGCCTTTTTCTGCGCCCACTTTTTCAAGCGGAGGTCTGCCTCCCGGTTGGTATGTACGGCAGTCACACCGTTCTGGTGGCACCAAGGGCAGAGATTTGCCCACAGGCCAAGTCGCTTGCTCTTATCCCGGTACGGTCCGAAAAAGACTTCGTGCCGGGCGGTGCGATACCGCCCGCAAATCAGACAGGTGGGGCTCTTGCTGAGGATGCTGGGCGCATAGCCATTGCTGTCCAGCTTCTCTCCGTACTCATTTTTTGCCATGTCAATGCGTCCTCCTACGTTCAAAAGACTGCTGGGAAACCTGCTGCATCACCAGTTGAATCTTATCCTGCATACTCTGGTCAGCCAGCACATTGACAGGCTGCGCAGTTGCACCGATGCGCCCAAGGGTCTGTGCCCGGACACGCTTGATAAAGTTCAGCTGCTGCTTGCGGAACTCCTTGTCCACTTCTGCGGCATCCTTGCTGCCATCAATATCTGTAACTTCCAGATCCGGAGCTTGCATGGCATCGGCAGCGCAGCGGCGCAGCTTTTCCATTGCTACGTCCAAACCGTCCTCGTGCGCCCACTGGTTCAACTGCTCATAGTTGGCGTGGCTTTCTTTGCGCAGCCGTTCCAGCCGTTCTGGACCATAGTGCAGTATGTCAATAACTGCCTTTGCGTAAATCTGCCATGCGATTCTTGCAGCTTTGTTTCCAGCAATCTGATATTGCTGCTCTTTGCGGCCACGAGGTGCCCGTAGCATCGGGATGCGGTAGTCGGAAGTGACATACCCCGCCAACCAGCTTTCCCGAATGGCCTCGGCCCTGGCTTTAGAGGGGCGGCCATCGGCATCTGGGGTCATAATGACTTCGGTGTTCTGATCTTCCAGTTCGTGAATCCTGTCTGTAATGCGGTCAAGGCGGGTCTTGCCAACACCGAACTCCTGATGCAGCGCAATGGTGGTACACAGGCACACGATTTGGCTGACAGCCTGTTGAGTGTCATCCATCTCGGTCTGAAACGACTTTTTCACGGCTCTGCACCTCCTGAAACGATCCAGACCCGGCGGGAACCCCAGCCAGACCAGCTTAGAGCCTCTGCATGGGTGTTCACCGACACGTCCAGCTTGTTACCTACCACAGCACTCCCGGTGTCCTGAACGACCCGGAGACCTACACCCTCGATATAGACCACCGTGCCGTAGGGCAGGATGCTGGTGTCAGCTGCCACGGTCACGCCCGGCTGCACCTTTGCGCCGCTGGATGTAATTCCGTGTCCCTCGCCGCAGATGTGGACGTATTCTTCGGCACAATAGGCCGTGCAGCTGAACGACCCGGCGTATGTAAGGGTCAAATCGGTCTGGGCGTTCAGCTCTGCGGTCAGGTTATCTACCTCGGTCTGAAGCCGGCCGACATTTTCCTCCGCGTCAATCGCCCGCGTCTGCCAGTTCTGAAAACGGCTGGCGTAAATATCCCGCTCGATTTCCAACTCGTCCACCCGCCGGGAGTAGGCCGTGCTTGCGAGGATGCAGCCAACCATCGCACACGAAACGCACACGATCAGGCTGCGGAATGGTCTTTTCGACCTCATGTCGTGCCACCTCCAATCTGTGCCGGGGCTGCGCCGCCGGGCAGAGCCGGGGGCTGCAAACTCTCAATCGGGGCATCCTGCACAGCCCGGTCAAAGCCCGGACGGACGAACTGGCGCAGATCCGCGCTGCTGCGGCTGCTGAAAATCTCCGACAGGTCTGCCGGGGAGCCAGCCCATCGCTGCACCACCATCGGGAGGGCGGCGAAGATTTTCGCATTTTCCTTTTTGAAATCTTCGCCTTTCAGCTTGCGCCCATCGGGGGCAATGAATCCACCGTGGGTCTGGTAGTACAGATTTGCCTCGATTTTCCGGGCAGCTGCCGCAGCCTGCGTCCAAAGGTCATTTGCCGAGGGCTGCTGGGCTGACAGCAGCTTTTTGATTTCAGCGCACCAGTCCACAATCAGCTGGTTCTGGAATCTGCACTGTGTAAAGGCCGTATACAGTGCCTTTTCCACAATCTCGTCCGGGATGGTGCCAAACGCCCGGATGTAGATTTGCGTGTCAGCCCTGCGCTCCTCCAAGCTGCGGGCGCGGCCGTAGTGGTCATCGATGACCACTAGCAGCTCACGCAATTTCGTATCGGTCATGTTGTCGAGCCTCCTAAAAGTTCTCCGAAAATTTCATCGTAGTCATCGGCAGCAGAACGCTTTGGCTGCTGACCC